GGTTAGAGTCAGTACCACCAATGTCGTTGCTCACGGTCAGGCTGGTGCTGGAAGCAGTCAGCGCGTCAAGAATGATTTGGTCTTGACGGCGGCCGATAGCGTTCGACACAACCTTAACCAGTTCGCGGCGCTCGTCGAAGTTGACTTTTTGCTGCATGAAGATATCGCTATATTCAGCAGCAATGTAGTCACTCAACGTAGCAGTAACCTGCGAATAGGTCACATTGAGCGGAGTCACATCGGTTTGGGGAACGCGCACGGTGGCAACGCCCTTACCAATCTTGGGGAACTTGTAGGTAGAACCCTCGACACCCGAACGAACGCGAACTGCACCGCGCAGCACAGAAGTTGCCTGGTAGGCTTGCTTAACTTCCGCGTCGAACAGGGTAACAAAGGCCGTGCTTAGATTAATAGCCATTTTGAAACCTCATTAAAAAAGTTGCGATGTTTGCGCGTAGGTGAGCCGGGAGCCGGGCCAATGCTTGCAGTAGGGTGCCAGCCGGTAGGGCACTACCATCTAAGGGTCTACAAAGTAGATAAGCCTTGCCCGCATTTTAATCTATAGATTTAGCCTATTGTCAAGGGGTAATCCATAGTTTATTTTCTGCCATAAAAAAACCCCGGCGCTAGGGCCGGGGCAATACCCGAGGAGACGGACGGGCAACTGTGAACTTATTCCTTATAACGCATCGCAAACAGTTTCTCAACGTGCTGGCGATACGCAGGGTCTGAGTAGTATTTCTCGTTAATCATACCCTGCAACTCTTCGTCGGTTGGCATACCCTGAATGGGCACCGACTCGGTGGGTATGCGGCCATCATACTGTTCGCGTATCTTGTTGAAGACCGCAATGCCCTTGGCCGTGCCTGCCATGATTTTAAACTCTTCGTACAGGTCGTCCGACAGGATACCTTTGTTGACCAAGCCTTTAGCCCACTTGTCAGTTGAGCGTAAGATTGCGTCAGCGTTGGGGCCGAGTTTGGCTTTCTCTTCGGCAATGTCCACAACGTCATCGCCAACCAAGTCTTTGGCTGATGCCTGCAAGCGGCCCACCAATTCGTTGAATGACGCCTGGGACAGACCATTTTCTTTTGACCATTCGGCGACCGAGTTGGCCAACGGGTTGTCATCTCCGATATCACCGAATGCACTCAGGTCATACTTGCCGTCGGCTGGCGCTTTGTGTTCGCCGCGGCTGACCATCTTACGCATATCCCGCCAGGACTTGGCAATGCCTTCCAGGTCGGGTTCGCCCTCTTTCCAAAAGTTTTCCGGCCAATAGTCCGGGCGCTCTAGCGGGCCATCGTCATCCTCTTTGCTGTCTGCCTCCAGGTGGCTGATGGTCTGTTCGTTACTGACTTCAGCCTGTTGGTCATCGGTGTCAGGTGCTACCGAATCCAATAGGCCGCCTTGGGTTTGACCCTCTGCGGGTTGGACTTCTTCACTCATGGTTTAGTTGCTCTCGATATACGGGTTTCAATCTCTTTGACAAGAGAACATCTACCCTCCAAGTAATAGCCGTAAGACGCTTCTGTCCCCGGCCCCCAGCAAGGTTGCTCGATTGTTTGCTCACGCAGCCAACCCAACAACTTGCGCCCCTCGTCCGAGCCAAAGACCCGGACACATAACTTGTCTATATCGTTTGAAGCCTGCGGCATCAGTACATTCTGAGCCGCTTCTAACTCATCCCATCCAGCCATACGTCTCCTTATGCGCCTTCAAGCGGTAGGGGCGCTTCTTGTGGTACAGGCGCTTCTTGCATGGCGCCAGCTTGGGCCATTTGCAATTGCGCCGCTTGTCGCATACGCTCTTCGTTCATCTGCTGTTCAAGCATATACGCGCGTTCGGGCGCTGATGTGCGAACCGAAGACGGCACACCCAGCTTGTCGCCAATGTAATCAATGAGTTCGTTGGTCTTGACGGCAATTGCGCCAGCCGGGCCAAGCCCTTGGGTCAACTGCTGGAACTGCATGATGGCGTTCAACTCTTCCATGTTCTGCGCCTGGGCGAGCGGGGCCACCGGCGCAATCTTGACCTCCAAGCCGTCAACGCGCAGCGGCATATCAATCAAGCCGCGCTCGTCCATCACAGCCAGGATTCGCCCGACCAATGGAATCATCGTTTCATTGATTAAGCGGCCAAACGCGCTACCCAGGTTTTGCGCCAACTCTTTCATGCGCTCGGTAACCTCGGTGGCGCTGCGGGCGCTCATGTTGTCCGGCGGAAGCGACTCATCCAGCAACACGCGCTTAATGTTTTGGCGCAGGTCGTTGATGATAATTTGGCTGACATTGAAGTCACCTGCCCGAGGCAAGGGACGCAGGCTTTCGCCCTGCGGGCCACCATTGCGCGCGACCGGGATAATCGACCCAGGTGTAATGCGTACCGTCTGCGGGTTCAGCACCCCATCATCTGCTGCGGTGTACACACCAGCCACCGCCAGGCTTGCATTTTTCAACAGCAACTCTAAGGTCTTGTTCAGCGTCTTGATATCCGGCAAGGCGGTAAGCAATGGGCCACGACCATAGGTTTCGCCAGCCACTTTCATGTAGCGGCTGATAACCCAGGGGTTGGACATCATGCGACGGTAAACAATTTCCTCTTTGGATTGCGTCTCAATAACGTGGTAGCAGTAGTCACCGCGCTTGTCATCGTAGATGACCGCCTCAAGCAGGTCTACATCATCGGTTGGCTTTTGCTCAAACCGCTGGCGCAGTATTTGGGAGAACTCGGCATCACGCCATTGCTGCCCGACGGCCTCTGCCTTTAGGCGAATCTTGCGATATATCTTGTCAACCTGGCCGTTGGCGCCCTCTTCAAACGACACCAGGAACTGAGGCACAGGGATGAAGTTGATTGGCTGCACATCGTCGCCAGGCTGCACAATCATGCAAGCCGTGCCAACAGCCATATCCAACAAGAATTCACCAATGGCAATATCAAAGTTGGACTGCTTGAGTACCGCAAACATCTTGTCTGCATAAATGTCCAGCACAGCCTGCAATTCCTGGCGGCGCTCTGACGGCACTTCCGGCCCAGGCTCCAGGCGGCACCACTTGCGCTGCGGTGGGAATATGCCCGACTGCAAGCGGTTGGCAAATCGCTGCGTGGAGTTGATGGCCGTGCTATCGAATACACGGGTCATCTTCTTTTGACCTACGCTGCGGCCATCGTAGTACCCGTACAGTTGACGCTGCGGCAATGCAAAGTCATACGCATCGGTATACAGGTCTTCAAACAAATCTTTTTTGCGCTGGGCATTCTCAGCGCGCTTGATAATGTCATCGACCTTAAGGCGGTCACCTTTGTATTTAGCCATCTTTTTTACTCGATTCGTAACTCTTTAATAGGTTGCGACCTTTGGCCGCAAGACGCGCAGCGGAAGACCTGTTGGTCGGGGCTGGTTCACCCCAAGCCCTGGCGGCCAGCGCCAGGCGCGTAGGCTCGCCGTTGTCTTTGGTCAGCGGCCCGCTTGGGTTGGTGTAGAACCGCGTAAGAAAAGACCCCTTGCGCCGCTTCTTTTCAGGCGTATCAGCCGCGCCCCTGACGCCCGGCTTTAGATTTGCGCCCTCTTTGCGTTTGAAGTAGCGGCGACCAGCAGCGGTTAACCCGCCTTTAGGGTCTTTGATTGGCTGACTCATTTCTTGGCGGCTCTCATGTTGTCAACCAGGTTGGGGTACGGACGCCCAGCTTTCTTGGCCATCTGTTTGGCTGCTGCCTTTTGGAACTTGTCCAGCGACTTTGGCTTGCCCAGGTCTTTGGGGCGCTTCTTTTCCCAAACCTCTTTCATTTGTACTTAGCCGACTTGCGGCCCTCCGACATAGCAATGGCCACCGCCTGCTTGCGCCCGGTTACTTTTTGGCCGGAGCCGGACTTGAGTTCACCGGCTTTGTATTCGCGCATGACTTTCTTGACCTTGCGCTGCATCTTTTGCTTGTCGTACATATCAACCCCTCAGTAATGGACGGGCACGGCGACGGCTTACCGCAGCGGTTCGACCAGCGCGGCGCTCACCAATCTCGCGCTCATACCTGGTCTTTAACTGGCTCGCTCGTTGCGTGTACGGTTCGGTTTCAAATGTCGCAATTTCGGGAGTCTCGGGTTCAACCGGGGCGACGGGTTTCTGCATCTCAAACTTGGGTTTTTCTTCCGGGTTCGGCATACTGTATTTCACCGTGCCGGTTTTCCCGCCGAAGCCACCAATCATTGCACCGCCTCGTTCGGCCAGGTATTTGTCAACCAGTTGCCTGGTGCCTGAAACGTAGCGAATTTTTGGCCCAGTACCAAGTGTTTTGCCAAGCCAACCGCCACCAATCTCGGTGTAGTAATCGACTTTCTTTTCTACAAAAGCCGGGTAATCGGCTAGTGCTTTTTGGTATGAAGCCAGCCCCTTGGCATATTCAGCCGCTTGCGACGAATACTGAGTTGATGCCTTGCTAAACTCTTGCAGGCGCTTTTCATACTCAGAGCGCACCGGGTCTGTCTCGGCTCTATACGCAGAGTACGCTGTTTCGCGCTCTTGCCCAAGGGCTTGTATTTGTTGCTGATACTGCTCTTGCAGTTTTTGGATTGGCGTTTGCCCACGACGGGCTGCCATCCGGCGCTGGTACATGGTGGGGCCGCGAGTCGCCATGATTAAACCGCCATCCCGCCGCCGAGCATCGGCGCTACGCCCAACTCGGCATCCTCACGTTGCTGCGACAGCAGGGCGCGGCGGCCACCCCGGGTGCGGGCGCGCAGTCGGGACGCGGCTTCTTGCGCTGCCAAGCGGCGCTCGGCGTCTGCCTCTGACTGAATCTGAGCTGCTTGCTTTTCAAGAGCCGACTTGTTTTCAGCGTACTGCGTCTGCGCCAGTTCGTATTGCATCCGGGCGCTTTCTGCCTGCTGACCAATCGACGCAGCGGTTTGTGCTGCGGATTGCGATTGCTTTGCTAGTTCAGAGCGCATTGCTTCTGCTTGTGATGCTTGCTGCGCCAGCGCCTGGCGCTGTTGTGCAGCCGCTTTTTTGGCTGCTTTTGACGCCTCACCAGCTTGATAGACGCTTCCCAAAAGAATTGCTCCAGCTATAAACGGCGGCATTGCTTTTCCCCTATGAGTCTCGTTGAATCAAAACAGAGTCGATTTCATCGGCGTCTGTTTCATCGGTTGCATGAATGCAGTACCAAACAGAATCTTGTACCGCAGCTATCTTGTGATGGGCGCCTGCCTTAATGTTGATGCAGGTAGGCGCAACGTATACCGTTGACTCGCCATCGACCTCGACCACCACCGCGCCGTATGCCAACACACTCAGGTGGTCATACTCATGCCGGTGCTGAACAACAAAGCAATCTTTAGGAATGAGCATTTCTTTCGCGTACAGACCCCGCGAAAAGTGATGCTTGATGCCCATATCTTCCTGGGCGCTGGCCATGGCAATTCCCATGCCCCAGGATTGTAGACCTTATCTATCGGATTGCAACCCCTGATAGCAAAGTGCTATCACGCAAATACATCGAAGTCTGTATTGACCAGGGTTTGGGCTGTGAAATTAGGGGTAATTCCCCTAGATTTCCCCCTTGTCAGTTGGCGATATTCCCCGCCGCCGGTAAGCAGATATCCAAATGCGTCACCAACGTGCGAATGTTCGTTTTTGTTGGGGGTATCCCGGAACCGCTCCTGGCCTGCGCCGATGGCCACCCGCTTGAAGTGATATCCCCCGGACAGGGATTTGCGTAGCAGCCTGCATGAGCGGTCAACCAGCAGACCCGGCTTGCCCATGACCATGCGGTTCATTGGGCTGGCGGCAGCCTCGCGTCGGGCTTTGAAGTCGTTGGTCGCGGTCGGCTCGGCTTTCAGCCCCAGGGAGCGCAGATACTCAAAGGCGGTGGTTTCGTAGATAGCGTCCCTGGCCTGACCGGCTGGGTCGCCCCAAATCCTGACCTCGTACTTGGGGAATTTGGTTTGCAATTCGGCCATCAGGGTTTGCCCAAATCGCTCCAACCCCATGTCAAAGGTTACAATCTCATGCAGGACACGCCATTGTCCATTGGGATGCCTTTGCCCAAAAACTGCTGCC